TAAGCACCTGGTGATGCAAAAATACCTCTAGGGTCAGATACACCAAATACGTATCTTTCTCTAGCTTTGTATCTTACGTTTCCAGTATCGAAATCGCCTTCCATTTTTGTAGTTAATGGAGCTCTTTCCATATGCTTCATACCATTTGGCACGTCTGTGATAATGTAGAACGCATCTGTGTCTGTTAGGTAATGATTAATAGAGTATCCTCCAGGAATCATTCCCATGCTTGCTAATGCGTTAATGTCATTATCAGCAGTTGCAGTTCTTTGTGAAGACTTCATAAGTCTTTCAGCAGTGAACTGTAGTGCAGATGGAACGATCATTCTCACAGCTTTTGCAGCGATCTTTAAACCTCTTTCATCAGTAAGAGCAGAGATATCAATCATTGATTGCTCTAATGAAGTTTCGTTTAAGTCCGCAGCTGTTGCCAATGTATTTCTGAAAGTTCCAGCAATAGTTGGGTGAGCTGTGTTGAAAAGAGTTACACCATCGCCTGAAGTGAAACTCAATCCAGGTAAACCATTGTTTAATGGTGCAGCTGCTTTAACTTGTTTAGTTTGAGCCATAGATCTTGCTAAAGCTTTTGTATATCTAGACGCAAGTCTGTCATACAAATTGTCCTCAATAGCTTCCTCAGTGATAGCAAACCCAAGAGCGATTGTCTCGTGAGTGTATCTAGCTGTGAAAGTTTCTTGAGCACTGTCGTAAGTTACACCAGCACCTTCTGGTTTAACTTGTGCTTGAGAGAAACCTGATAACATAACTTCTTCTTCAAAAGCTCTGTCAGAGGACTCAGTTGTGTATATTTCAGCATGTTCTTGTTCATACTGTTTATACTCCAGGCCAAATAGTGCATTTAAACCTGGCTCTAGTTCTTTAACTAGTTGATTACGTGATATAGCCATAATTTAATTACTCCTTATATACCTGCCACGTTGTTTCCAAGAATATGCTCATTGATAATAACTCTAAGAGCAAAGCCCTCAGCAGAAGTATCTGAATGATCAGGATCTCTAGAAACACCTAGGATTTTAAGTTGAGCGATAGAAGCACCTGTTGTAGCCGAAATTTTTGATTTCGAAATGAACAACGGAGTAACTCCTACTGCTACGACCTGGTCAGCACATCCACCAACTTCGTTTTGGTTGAATGCAGTGTCCGCAGACATGATTTCATAAACCTGTCTAGGGTCGTCGTTTACGAATGCAACAATATCAGTAGCAGTGTTACTTGCTTTTGAAAAGTTTGCAAACGTTGGTTTATTTGTGTCGGCATCAGTAAAGAAAACGCCATTCAGTGTACCCAGATTATTTGCATCTGTGTTTCCTGAAGCGAGTACAACACCATCCGCAGTTAATTGCACCATTGCTGCGTGCGAAATTAAAGCAGAAGAAGCTGCAACGCTGTACTCACTAAGAGCACCTACGTTTTCTGTCTGACCAACTTTTTTAATGGGTCTAAAACCGAACCCAGTTGTTGACGCGTTAGCCATACGTTTCTCCTTAAGTGTACCTGCCCTTGCGGGCCTCCAGTACGGTTATTTATTTCGCTGGTTTCTAAAAAATTTTAAGACTTCTTAGAGCCACCGAAGGTTACACGAGTATCTCTATCTGTTGTGATAGGCATACTCTTATGCTGTTCCTTCGCAAGATCGGCATCTATTGCGGCTTGTTGATCCTGAGCTTGATTCATATAATACTCAGTTCTTTGCCGCGCGATCTCCTCTGGTACCCTTGTCAGCACAAGGCCTCCGTGCCCGATCACCCCTGCGTATTTGCCGTCTTGAACTACGGGAAAGTCCTCTTCTGGATATTCGTCAGCTCTTACTAATTCATACCCGGATCTTAAGCGTCCTTGTATGTTTTTCGTATCTACGAATCCCAGGATTTCTATCCTGACCCATCTGTGTCTGTAGCCGTTCGGCGCGTTGGGCGTATCTAAGTACGATGGTGGAGTCCAAACTTTAGGTTGTTGTTTTACTTTAACTTCCTTAGCTCTTGGTTCAACTTTTGTTGAATCACTTTTTCTAGCTTGGCTCGCACGAGTTTGGTTTTTCTTTTCCATATGCTTATACCTCCTTCGTGTTCATAAGTTGTTTCGCATACTCTTCTAATGGCACTCCTAATTTTTTCGCTATTGCGACCTGTGATGAAGTGAGTCTCACAGATTTACGGTTAGTCTTTGGACTACGCGTTGCAGAGGCAACGGTTTGTGTAGGTTTACTAACTGGTTTGTTCTTAGATGTATCAAATTTATGCGGGAATTCAAGTCTTATTCTCTTGTCTATTTCCGTATAATATTCGTCCGATCTAGGATCAATTCCTTCTTCCTCGGTAAGTTTTCTGTGCAAATCAAATGCTGTATATGTCATTGCACTATCCTTACCAAACCACGCATTCTCCTCAGCCCATGCTTCGGCTTTTGGATCAGGTGGAGTCTGAGCTTCCTGACTAGGCTGTCTAACAGGTTGTTCAACAGGTTTTTCTTTAGCAGCTGTCTCCTGCATTTGATGCTGAGTTTTAAGTTCAGCTAATTTACCCTGTTCATAACCAAGTTGAGAGATAGCCGCTAAAGCCTCTGTTTCAGCTTTAGGATCTTCTGCCTGTCTGGCTGCTCTTAATTTTTCTTGAGCTGCTGCAATAGAAGAAGTAATTCTGCCTTCCATTTCTGCAACATAATTTTTATCCAAAGAATCTGCTGTAGTTTTAAACTGGTCTCTTTCCTGTTTAATACTGTCTGCATAACGTAAAGCCTCTTCTTTTTGCCTTTCGGCCTCACGCATTCTTTTTGTTAATTTAGCTATTCGCTTTTTAACGCTTTCAGAATACTCTTCAATTTGCTTACTGTTATCTTCTTGTTTAGTATCTTCCTGGCTATCAGACTGCTGTACAGATTTCTCAGATGAGTCATCGGCGCTACCACCGTCTTCAAGTTTTGTTTCACGTTCGTTTTCATATGTTTTGTCCTCTGTTGGTTGTTCTGCAACCTCTTCTTTTTTTTCTTCTGGCAATTCAACATCTACATCTGGACCAGATGTGTCGATATCAATTGTTTTCTTTTCATCTTCTGGCATAGTTTTTCTCCTCTATGATTAAAATTCGTGGAATATATCTTCGGGGTTATCCACGGTCGCTAATACTTCATCATCATTGAGAAGTCTTAACTCACCCCCATCTATTTTGATTCGGCTTCCTGCATATCTTGCAAAGATAACCCAATCACCTTTTTTACACCAGGGACCTTCTGGATATCGTTCTTTATCATAACAATGTGGTCCCATGTCCATAACTAAACCACAAGTCGATGCAACTTGTGATCTCTCTATAGTATCTTCTGCTAGAATTATTCCACCTTTTGTTTTTTCTTTTTGTTTAAAAGGTAGGACTATAATTCTCCAGCCAGTTGGTTTTGGAATTTTGGTTTCTTCTTTTTTATTTTTTACACCAACAAGAGTTTTATCTGGTGTTATTATCTTTTGACTTGATGCTGATAATTGTTCCTTCACTGTCATTTTGCTCCTTTGTTTTTAGCAGGGTGGATATTTCCTGTAATAGAT